CAACAATATAAAGATCAATATGAAAAAGAACGTGATCGCCTTAATAATATGTCTGATGATGATATCATCAGTACTTTCACAACAGCGTTTAAGTGATTCAACAGTAATAGTTCCTATTAAATCCTTAAAAAATGCTTTATTAGTTAAAGTTGATAGAGATAATCTTAAAAAAGAATTAGTAGTTGCTCGTGACTCTATTTCTGTAATGGAAAAAGTTATTCTTAAACAGGATACTGCTTTGTTTATTTGTGATACTACTCGAATTGTTTTAGAAAGTAAAATAGGAGATTTAAAAGGCACTATTAAAGCTAAAGATGGACAGATTGAAGAAAGAAATAAAAAAATATCTGATCTAGAGTCTAAATTTAAAGGAGCAATAGTTGCTTTAGGTTTAGCAAGTTTAGGATTTATTATAGCCCTTTTATGAGTCAAGACTTAAGACAAATAATAAGAGAAGAATACATTAAGTGCGCCCAAGATCCGGCCCACTTTATGAAAAAATACTGTAATATTCAGCATCCACAAAGGGGTCGAGTAATATTTAATTTATATCCTTTCCAAGATAAAGTATTAAATCTATGGAAAGATAATCCATATTCAGTTGTATTAAAATCTCGTCAGTTAGGTATATCAACCTTAGCCGCTGGTTATTCTTTATGGTTAATGTTATTCCAAAAGGATAAAAACGTGTTGTGTATCGCTACAAAACAAGATACAGCTAAAAACATGGTTACAAAGGTTAAGTTTATGTATGATAACTTACCTTCATGGCTCAAAATACCAGCAGATGAACATAACAAATTAACACTACGATTAAATAACGGGTCTCAAATTAAAGCAACTTCAGCATCAAGTGACGCGGGTCGATCAGAAGCCGTTTCTTTGCTGATAGTGGATGAGGCTGCGTTTATTGAAAACATTGGTGAGATTTGGGCTTCCGCTCAACAAACATTGGCTACAGGTGGTGGCGCAATTGTGTTATCTACTCCTTTTGGAACGGGTAACTGGTTTCATAAGACATGGGTTTCAGCTGAATCTCAAGATAATGACTTTTTACCTATTAAATTACCTTGGTATGTTCACCCTGAACGAGATGAAAACTGGAGAAAACGTCAAGATGAATTACTAGGTGACCCTAGATTAGCGGCCCAAGAATGTGATTGTGACTTTAGCACTTCAGGTGATGTTGTGTTTTATTCTGAATGGGTTGAATTTATAAAAACAACAACAATCCAGGATCCAGTAGAACGAAGAGGGGCTGACCAGAATTTATGGATATGGGAACCAGCTGATTATACTAGAGAATACATGGTATTAGCAGACGTCGCTCGCGGTGATGGTAAGGACTCTTCAGCATGCCATATAATTGATATTGCTACTAATACACAAGTAGCAGAATATAAAGGACAATTACCACCTAAAGAATTTGGATACTTTTTAGTAGGTTTAGCTTCTGAATATAATAATGCTTTATTAGTAGTTGAAAATGCTTCTGTAGGCTGGGCCACATTAGATGCTGTAATTGAAAGAGGATATAGAAACTTATATCACTCACCTAAATCAGATCAATTAACAGCTGAATCTTATCTTAAAATTTATGAAGGTGATTCTAGTATGACTCCGGGTTTTACAATGTCTTTAAGAACAAGACCTCTTGTAGTAAATAAATTTAGAGAATATGTTGGTGATCGTTCTGTAACAATTCGTTCTAAACGGTTGTTAGAGGAAATGAAAGTGTTCATATGGCGTAATGGAAGACCAGAGGCTCAAAGCGGTTATAATGATGATTTAGTAATGAGTTTTGGTATGGGGATGTTCTTAAGAGACACATCCTTAAAATTCCAACAACAATCTCAAGACTTAACTCGCGCTGCCCTTGGCAATATGAGAAAATCTACGTATACTGGTGGATATAGTTCAAACCAAGTAAGAAACCCATATAGTATTGAAACAGATCACGGGCATGAGGACATTAGTTGGTTACTATAATATTTATAATATATAAAAAAATAAAAAATGGCAGATACTGGTTTATTCACCCGACTACAACGACTGTTTTCAACAGATGTTATCATTAGAAATGCGGGTGGAAATGAATTAAAAGTAATGGATGTTGATTCCATTCAACGTTCAGGAGATATAGCAACAAACTCATTAATGGATAGATATAATCGTTTATACTCTCCAGCTGCTTCCTCATTATTAGGAGCTCAAATTAATGTTAACTGGCAATATCTTAGAACCATGGTCTATTCAGACTATGATAATATGGATTATGATGCTATTGTAGCTTCAGCTTTAGATATTATTTCAGATGAATCTACTTTAAAAAATGATTTAGGTGAAGTATTACATATTAAATCAAGTGATGATGATATTCAACAAATTCTATATAACTTGTTTTATGATGTATTGAATATTGAATTTAACTTATGGTCTTGGATTCGTCAAATGTGTAAGTATGGTGACTTTTTCCTTAAGTTAGAAATTGCTGAAAAATTTGGTGTTTATAATGTTATTCCATATACTGCTTATCATATTGAAAGACAAGAAAACTATGATAAAGAACATCCAAATGCTGTAAGATTTAGATATTCACCTGAAGGTATTTATGCTGGTGGATCTGGTTACTATGGCGCTCCTAATTTAGGATCATTTAATGATAACCAACCAGGTGTTTATTTTGACAATTATGAAATGGCCCACTTTAGATTGTTAACAGATGTTAACTATTTACCTTACGGCCGTTCATATCTGGAACCAGCTCGTCGTATCTTTAAACAGTATGTGTTAATGGAAGATGCTATGTTAATTCATAGAATTTCACGCAGCCCAGATCGTCGTATATTCTATATTAATGTTGGTTCTATTCCACCAAATGAGGTAGAAAATTTCATGCAGAAAACAATTTCTACAATGAAACGTACTCCATTAATGGATGCTCAAACTGGTGAGTATAACTTAAAATACAACATGCAAAACTTATTGGAAGATTTTTATATTCCAATTCGTGGAAATGATACATCAACTAAAATTGAAACTACACCTGGTTTACAGTATGATGGTATTCAAGATGTTACTTACTTATTAGATTTGCCCGTACTATTAATCGTATTCAGCGTATTACATTATCCGAATTATATAAAATTGCTTTAGTACATTTATATTCACAAGGTTATACAGGTGAACAATTAACTAACTTTGAGTTAGAATTAACAACACCTTCTATTATCTATGATCAAGAAAAAATTGCCTTATTAACTCAAAAGGTAGACTTAGCTCAAAAGATTATGGAGTCCAAATTATTACCTACAGATTGGATTTATGATAATATTTTCCACTTTAGTGAAGATCAGTATGATGAGTATAGAGATTTAATTGTTGAAGATCAAAAACGTGCTTTCCGTAGAAATCAAATTGCAGAAGAAGGAAATGATCCTAAAATGACAGGTAAATCTTACGGCACACCACATGATTTAGCTTCATTATACGGTAAAGGTAGAATGTATACTGAACCAGATAATGTACCTGTAGGATATGGTGATGATGTTAAATTAGGTCGTCCTGAAGAAAATCCAACTGATAGAAATACTCAAGATAGTCCTTTTGGTAAAGATAGATTAGGTTCAGCAGGAATGAAAGATCCAGACAATGAAAATGAATCAGGTGGAATTAGACCTAACTATAAAGGCGGTTCACCATTATCTTTAGAAGCAAAACAAGTGTATCTTAAAAATAAAACTTTAATTGAAGGTTTAGTTAAGAAAATAGCTGTAGAGAAAGATAACAGTGGAGAAACATTGTTAGATGAAAGTAAGTTAAAGGAATAAGAATCTTTATATATTTATAACAAAACCTTTGAGGAATGAACATTAAACATTCTAAATATAAAAATACAGGAATCCTATTTGAACTTTTGGTAAGGCAGATTACTTCTGATACCTTATCGGGAAAAGATTCAAAAGCAACTAGTATACTTAAAAAATACTTTGTAAAAACAGAATTAGGTAGAGAATATAAACTATATGAAACTTTAACCAAATATAAAAATTTAACTGAAGGTAAAGCTGAGGTTGTAATCAATTCGGTTATTGAAACTTCAAAAGGTTTAAATAGAGGAGCTTTAAAAAGACAAAAATATAATGTAATTCAGGAAATTTCCAAACATTATAACTTAGAAGAATTTTTTAAAACTAAATTATCTAATTATAAAACCCATGCTGCTTTATATACTTTAATAGAAATATACAACAGTGAAAATTTATCTAATCCTGATCAATTAATTAACAATAAAATTGCTATTTTAGAAAGTTTAACAACTAAACAAGTTAATAAACAAAAAGTAGAAGATGATTTGTTAACTGAATTCCAATCATATGATAAAGATTTACGTATCTTAACTTATAGAGTATTGTTGGAGAAATTTAATGGCAAATACGCGTCATTAAATGATAACCAAAAACAAGTTTTAAAGGAATTCATCCAATCTGTTGATTCTACTCCTAAATTAAGAGAATTTTATAATACTAAAATTAAAGAAATTAAAGAAGAATTAGATAAAATATCTAAAAAAGTTACAGATAAAGCAATACAAATTAAATTAAATGAAGTAAATAAATTTTTATCCCCATTAGGTAAAACATCTAATGTTGGTAATGATAATTTAGTTAATCTGTTGCAATATTATGAACTTTTAGAAGAACTTATTAAAACAAATGGGTAAATTCAAATACAAAGTAAAACAAGTATCTGAAGA